TGTCGATATTCTCAAGTTGACCGATTAAGTCAAATTTGAGTTCCTCGACATTGGCGATGGGTGTGTGTAACACCCGAGCGGTATCTACCCCGAACTGCTCAAAGTAAGATTGGGGACTACCAAACTCACTATCATAAAAGAGCAGTACAGCGTCCTTCTTCGACTTCAGGTACGCACCCGCCATAAGCAGTGCGAACGAGGTCTTGAAGTGCTTTGAAGGGCCAGCAAGGACTGTTAATCCTGGCGTGACACCACCGTCAATACTTCCTGCTAACGCAACGTTCACCATTGGAACATCGGTCGGCACCATATCTTTCTCTGTGAAGAACTTACTCTCCGACAACACTTCCGTTGTCTTGATCTTGCTGTTCTTCTTCAGTTTGTCCATTATACTTGACATTATTTGATTCCTCACGTTCATCTAGTTCATATTGTTTTCTGTAATCATTGTTTATATTAACACACTTCTCAATTAAAGTCAAGTCTGTATCAAACAAAGTAAATGCTTTTGTGTCTTTAGGGAAACACGCACCACCAAATCCACGTTTACCATCATAGCCAGGCACTCGTGTATGACCTACACCGATTCTCTTATCTCTACCAATTGCATTTGCAACCGTAGGGAAGTTACAACCAAACTTGTCAACCGCATCATATAACTGATTAAAGAAGGTCACCTTAGTTGCAAGATATGAGTTCACACCATACTTGATAAATGCGGCCTCTGTCCCACTACAGAACAAGAAGTCATCTGCGACACATAGACTGTATATGTCATAAAGTTCGGCAAGACCACGACACGAATCAGGATGACCACCAATTACATGATAAGGTGCATTCACAAACTGTTCTTTCGCATTCGACTCGGTCAGGAACTCAGGATTGATAGTCAAACGTTTAACATCTTCTTCAAACACAGAAGAGAATAAACGATCAACAACATCTGGTGTAATTGTTGATTTGACAACAACACCACCTTTGGTATGTTCCAACAGTTTCAGAACTGCATCTTCTACGATGGAAGCATCAACAAACCCCTCATCAGACATAGGTGTTGGGGCACAAATAAACGACACATGAGGTTGCCACTCCACCAGTTCATCAATAGTAGTACCATGTTTGGGGTCTACATAAAACTTCTCAATGTCTGGATGAGTAAACGCATAGTCTACCGCACCCCCAACAAATCCATGTCCCACAATACCAATTCGCATCTTTTCTGGAGCTCTTGGTTGTTCCAATTCTCCCCCAACTTCTTCTACATCACTCATCATTTTACTCCGTAATATTCTTTGAACCATCTCACAAAGGCAGATACCCCCTGTTCGATATTAACTATGGGTTCATAACCCAACTTTTTCAACTTAGATGTGTCACTCCAAGTCTCTAGAGTATCCGCTGGATGTCTAGGTGCAAGAAGTATCTGTGGTTCCACATTTAGTTCACTACTTATACAATCGATAAAGTGCATCAACTCTACCTGTTTACCTCTACCGATATTGAATATCTCATTTGGTTCAATATCAGAGAACAGTGCGAGTTTGATACCTTCCACAATATCACCGATATAGGTAAAGTCTCGTTTCATATTACCATAGTTAAACGCCTCGATTGGAGCGCCACGTTTTAGTTTATCGGTGAATTGATATAGTGCCATGTCAGGTCTTCCCCATGGCCCATAGACAGTAAAGAATCTCAGTCCCACATTGTTTAGACCAGAGATTTTGAACTGACATTCGTTACAGTACTTGGTATATGCATATGGGTTCAACTGGTGACCAGTAACCTCATCTTCTGTCCAACCAGTCTTGGGGATAGGTGTACCACCATAGACCGAACTGGTAGATGCATAGACAACCTTTGCAACCTTATACATCTTACATACTTGAATAAGATTCTGTGTTGCAATAATATTGTCTTGGTGATACAGTTGTTCATTACCAACCGAATCACGCACACCCGCACGTGCAGCAAGGTGGATGACGATATCAGGTAATTCCTTGTTAAACACCTCATCCAAGTCATCAAAGTCTTTTAGATCACAAGGAATAACCCTATGACCAAAGTATTCAACTCTATCATGTTTTATTGTTGGGTCATAATAGTTATTGTAGTTGTCAACACCAACAACATCAAAACCATCCTCCAACAAATTGTCCGCAACGTGACTACCAATAAACCCTGCGGCACCAGTTATCAATATTTTCATACTTACTCCGTAATTAGTCCTGTATTATATAGACTTTGATTAACCATTGCGATAGATATACTCTAATGCACGGTCTGCTTCCTTATCCAAGGGACGATTCTTGTACCAGTTACCAGTCTCAATATCCAACTCCGAACACATCTGTGCAATCTGAATGGCAGAGATAGGATAACCTCTCTTGTACGCATTACCCGCAGTCGCAATCATTATGGAATACATCTTACTGTACCAACCAGTCTCACTGATAGTCTGATATTCCACCGCCATTCGTTTAGGGAAGAATGGACAATCACGATAGGATGTCCAAGACACATCGGTCATCTCCAGCGCATCTTTGCGATACTGTATTACGGCTTGTTGCATCTCAGGCGGTAACCTCTCTATAAATGTTTTACCAGTAGGTTCGACATATGAATGTTTGTTCATCAACATATCAGGGTCAAGATGTACACCCTTGTTGACAAAGACGAAACTATATGCATCAGGATATTGTGCGGGAACGTAGTACATTCTCGAAATATCCTTGGTCTGTTTGTCACCCAGTCCATCAAACTGTTTGTTCATAGAGAACCAGAAGTGCGGAAGGTCTTTACTCTTTACCTGTCGGGTCAGTGGAAAGACCAGTCTGAACTTGGGTTTCTCATGGGTCGATGATGCAGTATTATAACATACATAATGAAATCGACCATACTTCTCCGCAAGTTGTTCCTTTAAGCTGTCACTAGGATTGAGGTTGGAATCAGGACGTAGTACATAATCATCCACATCAAGAGCAGCCCAACCGCCCCATAAATCAACATTCTTATTAGACCTCGTAGTATCGGGAAAATAACGAGCAGGACTAATAAGCACAGAAGAATCTCGACCACCTTTTCTACCCTCCTTATCAAACATATGATATAATAGTTCTTCAAACTTCTCCCACGATTCAACCTCCATTCCCCGATGGGTCTGGTTGTCAAACGTGTTTTTGAATATTGTAAGTGAATATCTCATGGTGTTATAATACCACAGTCATCAACTAAAGTCAAGAGAAAAAATCATCTAATGACGAAGTTGGTTCCGCAGTCCACCCCACCGCATCCAGTATGGGTTCTAGTGGGCTAAGGAATGTCTTAAAGAACATCTTGTCATAATCTACATACTTCTCCAGTTGCAACTCACGAGGCAAGTTCTGTGGATATGAGATCACATTCTCCTTGATAGGATTAGGTGTCTTGAGATAGACAAACTTGATCTTCTCACCATTCTTGATTGACTCGTGTCGCATACCCTTGGTGTATTTGTTGTACAGTAACGCACCCCGAACATGAATAGGACACGCCTTCTTGTAGATGGTCTTGCGGTCACCCCACTTCTTGATGTCACTCACCCCACGAGGGAATGATACATCCTCTGCGGGCAGACTGGTAAACTCATTGCGGAAGTCACGAATATACCCTTGAGTCTCATCCTCGGTTCCATTGATGATAACACCAAAGATTTCTTTGAACTTCTTACGCACAACCTGTGGAGTACTAGACTTAACCGCCTCGATACCCATCATCTTGAGTTTGGGTTCTGCGTACTGGACACCCTCGTTGTTATGTACGTTTAGAATGTAACGTTTCTTGGCAACCCAGATACCACGATCTGCAATCACCTCACGACCCATCTCCATACGATTCACATATGCATTGGTATAGTCTGCAAGGTCTTTATATGCATTGGTCAGTACAGGTTCGAAGTGTTCAGAACAAATCTTGTCAAGGAACTTAACAGGGTCTTTGGGTTTGAACTGATCAACCAACTTACCCATACGCATATAGACCGAGTCAGTATCAATCGCAATCACATAGTCCTCGTCAGTATTGAGAAGTTTGTTCATCTCTTGGTTAACCGCACGTTCTGCCCACTTGATAGACAACTGACCCGCCAGAGTGATAGACTCTGCCACTCGTTGATCGAAGTATCGGAACCATCGATTACCCAATGCACCATAGAGACTGTTCATAAGAATCTTGATCGACATCTGTTGGTTGTCTAGGGTCGCAATCTTGTTGGACAGTGCCTTGGTCGGAGTCTGTTCAAACTCTTGTTGTGCATCCAACATCTCACGTTTTATCATCTTACGTTCCGCATAGTACTTACGAATAACCTCTGGAATGATACCCTCTTTCTCTTTGGTAAATCGAACACCAGATGGTGCAACCGAGTAATTACCAGCGGTATTGGTCACACCCGCAAGCATCCGTTCCACATCAGTATCTACCAGACCATCGACTACTGTCTCAGGTGACATATTGTATTGAACAATAATCATAGGATACAGGGAGTTCAAGTCAAAGGATGTTACCCAGTCATGGGAACCGACTTGGGGTTCTTTTACGTAACCACCCGCAAAGTCGCCTTTAGGTTTCTCGGTCTTGGATGGTACTGCAATCTTCTGGAGGTTTAGAATACGATAGATGATGGTATCCCAGATAGTAGTCGTACCAAACACTTCTTCATAGTTCACACCACCACGATACGCCATAGTCATCGCAAGAGTAATCAGTCCGAGTTTCTCTTCCAGTAGGTCAACCAGTTCAACATCACGAATGTTATAGTCAATAAACTTCTGGTGGTCTTCCTTGTACAGTGTGTGAAGAGAACCATGTTCTTCATAAGACAGTTTGCGTTCACCCAGAACTACGTGGGCGATATGGTCTAGTCGATATGATTCTTGTTGACCAAGAGTATTGTAAGTAAACTTCTGAAACAGGTCATAGTAGTCCAACTGTGCAATACCCATGATATCATAGGTCTCTACGTCTTTCTGTCCCATCTTACCACGTACAGTACGTGCGGACACAACACCCCATGGCGAGTATCTCTTGGTAGACTCTTCTCCGATTACCTTTCTTGTTCTGTTAACAAGATAGGGGATGTCGAATCCCTTGGTGTTCCAACCAGTGACGATATCAGGTGACCCATGATTCTGCCAGTAGTCTAGGAACTGATCTAGTAATTGGAGTTCAGTATCGCACTTCTTGTAGATTGCGTTCTCAGGTGGGTCATAGTCACCCAGACCCCACACACGAAAGAAGTCTTCTTTACTGGATTTGGTACATATTGAGATAACTGGATAGTCTGCTTTGTCTGGTTCGGGGAATCCTTCATCGGAGGCAACCTCAATATCGATGGTGGTGATTACAGGCAGTTCACGATCAAACTTAATGTCTCTCGGAAACTTCTCTGCAATAAATTGTGAGATGAAATTGTTTTGTCCATAGACTTTGAAGTTGTCTACGTGTTGATATCTTTTACTGAACTCTGTCGCTTCACGCATAGTCTCAAACTGTAAAGGTTCGACTGATCGACCTTCCAGTGTCTTCCACTCACTATTCTTATTACGTGCATTCACGTACATAGTGGGTTTGAATGAGATGCGTTTCTTTACTCGTTGTCCGCCCGAGTATCCTCGATATAAGAGGGTTGAACCATATCGGTCAATTGATGTATAAAAATCCATAAGGTCTCCGTAGTCATATGTTACACATTATACAGGATGGAAGACTAAATGTCAAGCAATAACTTTGAAACCCTTTCTGTCCCAAATACTTTTTTTCACAACATTGTGTTGTAGAGTGATACCCTGAGACTTAGAAACAACTTGGTTAGATGATCTCTTGAAATCGCAGTTAGTACCCGCAAAGTTGTAAGCCTCGAACAGTTCCTTCGCAGTCCTACCCACAGACACACACTCGGTGTTGGGGTGATGGGTCATCCACGTGTATCGTTTGTTGGTTTCATTATTAGACAAGTAAGTCTTTACCAGTCTCTCAGCACAACCATAGGTTCCTCCATTCAGAGGGAATCCTTGGTTCAATAATAAGTTGTTCATAAAGATCGCACACCTACGAGAGAATGAATAACACGACATATATAACCCAAGATTCGCCCAATCCAGTCCATGTTCCATAGTGAAATCAAACTGACGTTTGAACTCATCGACATCTTCAAGATATGAATCGTGTTCCATAACAAAGAATCGTTCTTCACTCTCTGCACGTTTCTTAACAAGTTGCCAATGACTTATGTCACACGCACGTTCTGACTTAGTACTCTCTACACCTTTCTGAAATTTCTGGAGTAAGGTCTGAAAGTTGTAGAGGGGTTCTAACTCTGAAATGGTATCGGGAGTATAACACTGAATGACTTCAATGTCAAGAAGAGATTGTTTTGACCACGATTCCAATGCAATCTCTGTATACTTCACGGAGACAGGATTGTTTAGGTCTGCTATCATGTATGCTTTCATATAGAGTCTCAAGTGATGGGGGAAGTTTCCCTCCCCCATCTGAGTTTACTAGAGTAAGGGATGTAACGCAGTTATCATCAACGCAATGCTAATAACTGCCAACCCGAACTCCATCTTGGAGTCGGTTTTCATGTATGTTTCCTCGAAAAATTTTATGAAATTTTAATTTTACGAGGCTGCTTCTCTTGTGGGATTTCTAACTTCAACGTAACTGCAAGGATACCGTCTTTGAGTGAAGCACCAGATACTAGGACATACTCAGAAAGTCTGAATTGTCTCCTAAAGGCCTTAGTGGATATACCACGATGTATTACTTCTCGGTCTCTAGACTCATGTGAACCACTAATGGTCAATGAGCGTTCTTTCTGTTCTACATTTAGTTCATCTTCTTTGAATCCCGCAACTGCGACCTCAATTAAGAACTCATCCTCCGTTAACTTCACTATGTTGTGAGGCGGATAATGGTCATTGGCGTGTTTGGTTGCGTATTCCAGTTCATTGAACAAATGGTCGAAACCAATAAATGCGGAACGTGGGAATAGATTTTTACCTACTTTTAGATTTGTCATGTCGCTTTATCTCCTATATTAATTTAGCAAGATGAATAGGAACCCGATTATCGGCATTCCTACGGTTGTCACATTATTGTGACACTACTATATATAACATTTTTAACTTATAAAGTCAAGTTTTTTTATATAAATGTAGATGGGTCACAGTCAGGGTCACTCTCAAAACCAAATGAGAATGTGACTCGTGATACTGTGGGTTCCAGTTTATGCCATGTTCCCCTTGGGATAAACACGCAATCGCCTGGTTTCATAACAACAGTTTCGTCTGCATTCCTTGGTTCTGCATTATACCCGATAGTGATTTTACACTCACCGAGCATCTGAAGTAGGAACACATCCATACTGTCTTTATGTCTTGGGTACGAACCAGAGTTCTGACCAAATCCACAAAACGCAATGTTTGAGATATGGGGCGGCCCTTTGGAGTAGTCGAATTTCTTTGGAGCAGGAGGCACAAAGAACTCGTGCATCTCCTTAAAAACGTCCTTTGCGATCTGAGGTGCAGAAGGTCTCTGATGGAATGAGTTCATACCTAATCGGTTTTTTTCCCTATTCCAGTCATAGTGGTTCAAAGGGTGGGTATCGATTACAGGCATACACTCACCCCAAGTCCAGTCAATCTTCTGTTTAGGCCCCCACCAATGTTTCTTCGCACGAATCTCTTCGATGTGTTTGTCAAATCCAATCAGGTTCATTCAATTATACCCAGTTTCTTTCCGATAGTCTTATCCAACTTCTTCATAGAAATAGCATCCTGAGACAACTCAAGTGCCTTTTGTTTGGGACTGCGGTTGAAAGTGTTGCGAAACCAGATGTCTACTCGGTCTGCAATGTTGACCAACTTACGAAACAATTTACCTTTGAAACGATATACTGTTCTCATTAGAACAACTCCTTCTCGGTGAATACTTCAAAGTCCATGTAGTTCTCTTCGGCAAACTTCTTTGCCTCCTTCCACTTAACCTTGTTTATCTTCCACTTCTTTTGGTAATGAGGTTTTATCTCAATGATCTTTCTTTGCATCTCACCATTGTGGTCGAGTATCTCAACCCAGAAGTCGGGATAGTAGGTGCGATTCTTACCCTCAAAGACATAGGGAATTTTGTACTCTTCACTTGACCATTGTAATATCTCAGGTTTCTTGTCACAGTATACCATAAACAGCCGTTCCCAACTGCTACGGTATATTATCTGTTTGACATTACCAGAATACTTGTAGGGGTTCTTGGGCGTGAACTTGCCCTTGAATGTATTGTACACTCTAACTTCCCACAGATTCTATATCAACTGAACCAATTATGTAGGTGCGATAGTCAACATCATCGTAACCTCTTTCTCGAAAGAAGTCATCGGGAAAGTTATCCCACTCGTAAAGGTCATCAAGGAACTTTTCTTCCTCTTCGGCACTAAACCCTTCGAACTCATAATCAATACCGCATCCATCATAGGACTCTTCGAACTCAACATCTTCGAAAGCTTCAAACTCGAAAATCTCATCATCTTCCAAGTACTCCGAACTCATCAAGTCTTCTACCTCATCCTCACTCTCTGGTCGAATTAGGTATGAACCATTTCGATAGGTTTCTACTTGCGTTACAGAACGATAATCGTTATTCTCGAAACTACCCTTTGCCCATGTACACTCTTCAAAAAAAGATTTCTTATTTGAAGCGAACACTCGATACTCACCACCAATCACTATACTCATAATTTATTCCTACTTATTTCCGATATTATATTTGGGACATAACTCCCACTCATCTTTCTCTTTGAATCCGATAATCTTAATTTGTCGTAGTGGAGCACAGTCTACTGCGACTTCCTTATTTTGAATCTCTACTAGACCCCAGTCAGAAAGAAGTGTCGCAATGGTATTACGTCTTTCTATATCTGATTGTTCTAGGTTCGCTTTCTTGCCGTCAAGTATAAACAACTCCTTAAAATGAACGACATAGTATCGTCCCTGTTTATGGAGGATATGACAGGACTGAAACAGTTTGTTTTCTTTGCGTGATGCGACTCCAATTCTTGTTAGAGTTTCACGCACTTTGAGGAAATCGTCAGGTTCTGCCAGAGTTATCTCTAGCATACTCAAGGGACTCCATGAGACTAAGTTACTTTCTTCCACCTTTGTTCACCTTTTCTTTTATTTGTTTAATTTGAGAAGGTGATAAGAGGGATAGTATTTGACGTGCCTTTTCATTACTATATCCATAATATTCTTTCACCGACTCAAGGTCATGTTCTAATTCAGGTTTTACCCATTTAGAGAAACGTTTCCGTTTCCTAATGATATTTATAAGAAACGAGAATTGTAGACGTGAGTCTAGGTGGTGAAATTTGTTCATCTCATTAACAATAACTACCGTGTCGGGAAAGTATGATAATGATCGGTTTACCATAAAAGGTGCATATGCTTTCTCGTCATCACGAGTTACCATAATATCTTTCTTAGAATAGTTAATCGCATTTACATAATCAAAAGGGTTCATCAGGGAAATACACTCCGTTTCCAAGGTAGGTCAAAGGGGTCAGAATCTTCGGTTGTTTCGAGTACTATACCACACTTCTCAAGAAAGGTCAATCCTTCTTCGGACTTATATCTATGTCCGTAGACAACTCTTTCGATTCCTGATTGGTGGATGAGTTTGGCGCAATCGATACAGGGGGCACACGTTGTATAGAGTGTTGCACCCTCCGCCGATTCATTTGACCTTGCAACCTTTGTAATTGCATTCGATTCCGCATGAAGTACTTCCTTTTTAGTTTTTAGTTTTCTACCGTATCCAGTATTACCAGATACCACTTCGTCTTCGCAGTTATTGTCCCATCCACTAGGCATACCATTGTACCCAATGGAGATGATACGATTATCCTTTACAATAACCGCACCAACCTTCATCCTACGTGCAGACGATAGATTTGCATAGATCGTTGCGACCTCTAGATGGGCGGTATCCCACTTATCCATTAGGACAATACTTTTGCGAGGTCTGGTTCAAAGAACGTATCAGGTTTCATAATCTTACCATCTGCATTCTTGATCACTTTACCATCAACGAACTTAGACATATTGGATGCCTTAACTTCATTCCAGACATCATCGAAAGGGATGTCCAAGGTGGATGCCATACCCATGATGACCCATACCATATCTGCGAGTCCGTCCGCAACTTCTACGAGGTCTCGGTCTCGGAATGCCTCTAGAGTCTCATTGTACTCTTCGGTGATTAGATTCATGTACAGGTTTGCCTGTCCACTCTCCAGTCCCATAAAGTCAGGGAAGTCTTGTTCTCCCGCCAACATAAAATTTTCTACATCTGTTTGATAATCCATACTATAATCCTATTAGGTTCCAACCGTGGTTAGCGGTTGCATTCAATATAATAAACCAACACGTTGCCATGTGTGTTAACCACCACACTGTACGAATGACTGCAACAGTGTTTGCTTGTTTGTCAGTCTCTCCAACTTTCTCACCCAGACTCTTGGCCCAGATTCTCCACCACTTTTTCATTCTGTTTCCGTACTCTGGTTCTTACCATCCTTTCTGAATCTCTTATTATACCCTCTTTTAATACTTTTGGCAACCCCACTTCGTGAAAGATAACAATAGTATTTTTTCCAATCGGTGAATGCACCATACTCTGCACCACCCTTCATGGGTATTTTTGGATTCTTTTTACTCATACGATTTGACGTTCCTCTACCAGAGTTTCGAACACCGACCATAACTTCTCGAACCGCATATCACCCAGTTCTCTAATACCCATCAACTTTGCGGATAATAGGTCGGCATCCTTGTTACTCAATCCCACAAACCTAGTGTCATCATGAATTTGTTCCAATAACAAGTCTATGTCATGGGTTATCAACCAAGAGTTCATGATGTTTTGTTCAAGGTCGAATCTGTCTAAATTATCTTTGCTCATACTTCTAAATCCTCAAGTAAGGACTCAAACTTGGTTATCTGTTTTTTGTAGAAATTAACCATCTCCAATTCCAAACGGACAAACCATTCTTCTTGTGTCCCCTCGTATTTAGGGAGTTTATTATAGTCCTTTACACCACAGAGTTGTAACTGTCCCTTTCCGAGATTCTGTATCTTCAGCACAGACCAATCAATCTCCCATATTGGGACAATGGTTTGATTCAGAACAACAACCTCATTATCACTTACCTCATAATCAACAAAGTGATAGACGATCTTGGTGTCTTTATTTTTACGTAGTCTCGCAACCGAAATGAGATTCGGCATAGAGAACTTACGATTGACATCTCTTGTTTTAATATCAATAAGTGTGTCACCCAGCGACACATCCTCGATAGTCCGAACAGAGTCAGGTAGTTTACCACCCTGTTCAACATAGTAGTCTGCGAGGTTCGCTTCAATCACATCTGCGATTTGTCGTTGTCCCGCTTTGGGGGACACACTGATATTAGATGAATTCCACATTTGCCATACACTCCGTCAAACAGGCGACCAGATTCAATTCGTGATCTGCAACAAATGCATTCTTGTACTGGTAGTCCGCAAGGATTAGAACCAGTTGAGGAATGGATTGGGGTTGTACCTTTCCCTCCATAGAGTCATAGATACCACGGAAGATTGCGGCAGGTTCAGTGTCCATATTGTTGACAACCCAACTACGCATCTTCTTGAAGTCTTTGTTCTTTAGTGATTGGAAAAGACCACTATAGTTACCATTACTATCATTAATGAGTACTGTGGTTTCCAACTTACCAGAGATAGAGTGACGTTGTGCCTCGTTGAGTACACGTCTCCAGTCTGGTGCGTGTTTACCAATCAACCCCGCAATCACATCGTTATTATACTTGACACCCTCACCATCTAGGATGATTTGTAGTCGAGTCATAAACTCACCACATAGTTGTGCCATAGACTTCTTGGATGTGTTGAACTCGTACACACCACATCGGGAGTGTAGAGGTTCGATGACCTTGTTCTTGAAGTTACAGGTCAGGATGAATCGACAGTTCTGACTGAACTCTTCGATGAAACCACGAAGTGCGGGTTGGGTGGATTGTGCGTTTAGGTAGTCTGCCTCATCTAGGATTACAACCTTGTAACCACCAGAAAGAGAAACCGATGAAGCGAACTGTTTGATCTTACCACGTAGGGTATCGATGTTCCCTTCTTCCGAACCATTGATGATGATATAATCAAGACCAAGTTCGTCACAGATCGCACGTGCGATTGTAGTTTTACCAGTACCAGCAGTACCAGTGAACATCATGTTGGGGACTTCGCCTGAGTCTACAATCTTTTGGAATGTATCTTTCAGGTCTTGGGGTAGAACAGTAGTACCGATTAGTCGGGGACGATACTTCTCAACCCATAGAAATTCTTTAGACATTGTGTCTCCATAATAAAAGTAATAAAATGTTTCTTATGTTGTACATTGTACATTATATGAAACAAAAAGTCAAGAAAAAGTTCGGGGATGGGGAGGAAAGGAGGACTCACCCACCCCCACGATACTGATTAGTACCGTTTAGTCTTCAACACCTTGTGCAGACTGATACTCTTCACAGAGTTGGATGATCTGAACCGCTTGGTCACGTAGTTGACCAATAGTTGACAATTCTTCTCCTTTGAAACCACCACGTTGTACTACGGTATCTACTACCGCAACAGTTGATCGTGCGACACGATTACCCAGTTCGTAAATTGCAGTGTGGTCTTGTACTTGCTCTTTTGCTTTAGCCATCTTGATTATGCTCCGTAAGTAGATGATTTTTCAAGTGCAATAAAGTATTCTATTGCGGATTGTTTACTAGTGAACTGAGAAATTAGTTTAGAACTAATACCCACTTCAAAGTCTTCGTTGACAACCTTTAGGTTGCTAACATTCATGATGAAGTTGAAATCAACTCCTTCGGGGTATGTACCCTCTACATCAATAGAGAATGCATTACTCGTAGCGTCCTTACTATCAATGACAGATAGACGAACCGCACCAGTAGTCGGTGAGATAGAAATCTCATCGTGTCCAAGTGCAGCAGCGGCACGTTTTACTTTACCTAGAGTATCGGTATCTAGAGAAAATTTAACATCTGCTTCTGGCATATTAATATCTTTGCCAGGCGATGTCAACATCTCAGGGTCAGAGAAGAAGTACTTCACGGACGAACGTCCAGTAGAATCACCTACAGTCACATAGTCTTTCTCTAACTTGAGTCGTGGTGAGTCAACCAATGACAGTACATTCAGAAACTCATTGAGATCGTATATACCAAATGAGGCGGGAAACTCTTCGGGGAGTTCTGCCTTAGATAGAACATTCCTTGCAACAGAGATGGTCTTTACAGTGTTACCTTCGGTGATAACAATGTTTGGGTTGATTGTCGAATAGTTCTTCAGAACATTCAACGTAGTATCGGATAATTCCATAATGTATTCCTTTCAGTTGTATAAGTTATAAAGTGTATGATAACACACGTTTCAGTTAAAGTCAAGACTTTATTTTACTAAAGTTCTTTTCTTTTACGAACTCGATTTTGCGGTGGAACTGTGCATCCTCAAGTTCACTCTTGTGAGAGATAACAAATACGTTAGTATCCTCACCTAGCGTAGAGATAATCTTCATGAGGTTTTCGATACCCTCTTCATCCAGAGACGAGTCAAATGTCTCATCAAGGATTAGTAGATTGGTCGCCACACTATTCTTCATCTTCGCAATCTGTCTCCACGTAAATAGTAGGGACAAATCAATACGTTGTTTCTCACCCTCAGAGAATGAGTCATACGAAAATGCATCACGATGTCTAGAACGAATAGTCTCTTGGAAAGACTCGTCCAGATCAAAGTGTACGAAGAAGTCTAGAATCTGTAGGTACTTGTTGGTCAATTGGTTGATGACAGGCAAGTACTGTTTAATAATCTTGGTCTTGATACCAGTATCTTTCAACAACTCAGAATACACTTGGTTGTACGAGAACTGTTCGTTTAGTCGATACTTAGAGTCTTGCAACTCTTCCTTATCAGTACGCAATGTCTCTAGGTCAGAGTTTGCTTCTGATAGGTCACCAGTACCCTCATCAATACGAGATATCTCACCATTAAGAGTATCGATGTTTCGGTTGATACTCATAATCTCTTGGGTATTGGCATCAATCTTAGACTGCCAACTGCGGATGTGGTCTTGCATTCTAGTGAGTTCTTCGAGTTTTGCATCCAAGTCAGACTTACGTACACCATGCATTTTCAACGCACCATCAATAGTACCCGCACGAGTCTTACATTTGTTTAGATGATACTCTTTCAACTTACGATCAATACCCTGATCACAGGTAGGGCACTTATCATTCTCTTCAAAGAACTTTGCTTGTTTGACCACATCCTTTTGTTGTGCCTTGAACCCAGCCGCAAACTCATTGAGGGATTGTATTTCCTTCCCCACACTAACGATCTCGGTAGTGACTTCCTTGGATTCGGTAACCTCCTTGGTCACCTCGGCATTCTTCTCATTGAGTACACGAATATCATCTTGCAACTGTTTGATAGTATCTAACTTCTGTTTCTTCTGGTGACTAGATATCGCACTCAGGTCACGTAGATACTTCTTCTGTGCATTGATCTTGGTATCGACTAGATTGATTTTATGTGTGTTATCCGCAATCTGATCTTTGAGTAAAGATACTTTCTCTTTCAATAGAGAGTTCATCTTAGAGAACATATTGATATCCAGTAAGTCCTCGATCACTTCACGTCTAGACCCACCCGCCAACTGCATGAATGGTACAAAGGATGATGACCCAAGTACTACAATCTGGTGGAAAGATTTGTGGTTCAACTTGATGATGTTCTTCTCGAGCATCGACTGGTATTCTTTGGCATGGGAATCTTGATTCACCATATTACCATTGACCCATATCTCAAACTTATTAGGTTTGATACCACGGATAACCTTGTACTGTTGTTTACCAATATCGAACTCAACCTCTACCAATGTACCTTTGCCATTAATAGTATTGATCAGTTGGTTCTTAGATATCTTTCGGTGAGGTTTACCGAACAGACCAAACGACAGGGCATCCAACATAGTGGACTTACCAGCACCATTGTGTCCTACCACTAGGGTAGTCGGAGTAGTATCAAAACTGATATCGGTGAAATTGTTTCCTGTACTGAGGAAATTCTTAAAACGGAGTTTCTTAAAATTTATCATTGGGTTATAATACCACACTCATCATATAAAGTCAAATTTATTTTTCGGTCATCCCGCACCAACTACATTCTTGTCCTTTAGCGATACTCATCTTAGTCGCCTCTGCGGTACAATAGTGTTCCCACATTACAGACTCTTCGGTGACGGTAGCGCAATCGTCTACCGCACTCGGTGGGTCTTTCTTCTTACCAAAGATGGCATCCCAGTTATTATCAAACTTCTTTTGATTGCCAGTTGGACGTTGTTTACTTCCTTTACCACCATGTGTTGCACTCATTATGCAATCTCCATGTTTTGTGCTTCTTTCATTAAATGAGATACCTCTTGTTTGATTCGGTCTTTATCTAGGTCAGTAACAACATTGTCAATATAATCATATACAAGTGTCTCTGTATCGTCAACACATATGTTGTCATCATCCACATTAGAACCGATGAACTCTGCGAAGTCTTCCGCAATCTTTAGTTCATGAATCTTCTGTGCCTGTACCCGATCAATGAATCGTTCAAACTCATATGGGTCACCTTTATTGGTAACAATAACCTTGACGAACTTACTATCAAGATAAGAGAGGTCTTTGAACTTGTTCATGTTCTCGTGGTCATAGTAAATCTTCTCAAAGATAGTGAGAGGATTCTGAACCGCAGTCAATTCTCTTGTTTCGGTATCAAGGATGTGGAAGTGTTTGGGGTCATTACAATCATTCCAGAAGAACTCCATCTGAGCACCCAAGTAATGAATGTTATCCATACTAGACTTCGCATGGAAGTGACCAGTCAACACCATATCAAATCGATCAAAGTGTTTCTTACTCATACCATCCATACACACTTGACCACGTGCCATCTCGAACCCTTGCAGTTCTAAGTGAGCACCAACAATCTCTGCACTAGTGTTCTTCAGAAACTCCAGTGTGGTCTTCTCGTTCTCTGGATTAATCCAAGGAACCAATGCAACCTCTGTACCATCATACTCCATCACTGTTGGTTCCATAATAAGGTTCACTTCATTCATGTAGTGACCTTGGAGTTCCTTCAGTGCATTCAACTCATTGGTGTTCTTATAGTACACGTCATGGTTGCCAGGAATTATATCCATAGTGATACCATGCTTACGCATAGGTTCTAGGAATATCTTACGGTTGTGTTGTAGTGCCTTGAAGTTGATTGTCTTACGATTATCGTAATAATCACCCAAGTGTAGTATCTGTGTAATACCATTTTCTAACAGGTACGGAAAGAAAACGTCTCGGTAGAAACGTTCTTGATAATCCATAAAAATGTCAGATGAGTTTCGACAACCCGCATGGGTGTCATTTAGTATTGCAATTTTCATTTAATCATATGCCTCAATACAAAGGGATTCTTTCTCACCGAAATTATATCCCATTGATTTCATAAAATCCTGTAACACCTCAACCATTTCATCACGTGATATGTCTTTCTGCATCACATCAATAGTAACACGTGTGTTCACAGAAGAACTGTGTTCATACGGATGACATATCAATTGTATGTAAGGTTTATCAAGACTTGGATTGTTCTCCATCATAATTTCTCACCATCTTCATTGCTTCTGTCATAGGTAAACGACCAGCACTTGCATTCTGCAACTTGATCGCTTTCCTACGAAGTTTCTTTAGTTCGGTCTTTCTTTGATTTACTTTGTCCATCATACCACCTCCAACAGTTAATGTCAAGTATTTATAACTTCTTTTCTTCTCACCAACCCAATTTTCCATTGGGGTAAAGAAAAATCTGGACTAGGTAAATTTCCTTCCTCTCGAACTTCTTCTACCGCTTCCGCAAAACTGGGTAACCACTCCCATCCATATATGTCAACACCAGCATTTGCGGTCTTCTGTCGGAACTCTATACTGTGAGGTAAAGTATCATTCAGATTTTGGTTATCGGAAATGTCGTAAGTTTCGTATGGTTTATACGTCCAAAAGTTTTTATCCTTCTCACGAGTAATACTATGGTTACCCATATATGTTATATAAGTTGGTTCCACACCTCTCCCATCTTTCTTGATAAACATCCTCAGACCACCTTCTTGTGCAATCTTCTTATGTTTGAAGAACTGTATAGTATCCTCTCCTATGACAATATTATTATTATAATTAGTCAACTCTGCTGCTTTGCGAGAGAACCAAACCATTCGTGTCATGTACTCATATCTTTCGCTATATGTATTCATGATCTGATTGTGTCGGTATCGTTTGAACGCCATATCCCTATAGTTTCTAATTTCTTCTTCGGTGAGTTCTATGTTACCGACATACTTTTTATACCTGTAGATCAACATCTCATACATCTCGTCTTCGTCCATGAACGCAATCGAAGACTTATAAGACTTGTCCTGTAGGTATTGTGCCGACCCTAGTCGATCACCATCAGTCCAATAGATGTGTTGTTGTCTGTATAAACAAAGAAGGTCTGGGGGTGGGTGATCATCATAGAAGGGCAATCCACTATAGAACTCATACCCATGTTGGGTAAGAATATCGTCACCATCAATACAAACCGCATACTCATTGTCAGACTCTAGAAACACTTTCAACAGGGAGTTCTTTCCTGTTGCCGGTGTTCCGTCCGACTCTGTCACGGTGTAGTCGATACCATACCCTTCGATCAACTCAACCAAAGACTCTTCCTCGTCCTTGTCTTGAGTGTTGATGATGACATGAAAATTATCCCAGTTATCGAAATGACTGAGTAATCGTTTTTTGGTTAGTCTCACGTCCTTGGAGACTAACACATAGAACTTAACCATGTAACTATTCCGTTATAAAGTTGGTCAAGTCGGAATCTACTTTAACTGTGCGCCTCTTACGTTCTTTCTTAACAATCGCTTTCCATTCGTTGTCCTTTCCTTTCACTTCATCGATACGCAAACGAAGTTGGTCAACAACCGCCTGTGCTGCCTCGGCTGAGTTATGGTCACCCAATTGATTGTCTAAGAATGCCTCAACACCAGACTGTTCCATATAACGCATCTTGATGTCTTGTTGCTTCTTCTCCTTCTCAATCCTACGAAGGAATGCAAACCAAGAAATCTGTGTGAAGTAGGCAAATGCGTTTGGTTTACCAGTACGAGTTGCCGCCTCTAGGTTGTAGTTCTCAATTGCCTTGAGACAGTTCTCTACCGCATCCATCACCATCTCTTCACGATAGGTGTAACGAACAAAGTTAGACTTGTGGGATAACCCCTCACAAATCTTTAGGAAACAAGTTGCAATGTAGTCGGGTACTACTGGTAGTTGGGGAACCTTTGCTTCTCTCGCACCATTAAGGTCGGTAACATAATCCACCACCGCTTGTGAGAATTGTGCATTGTTCACATAGTGGGGTTTGTCTTTCGGTTTAATTTTTGCTTTAGTTTCCGTCATTATTATTTTCCATTTTATATCTCAAATTACTACTTGAAAGGTTGTGATGTCTCTTATTATAATACAATTCAATGAAATTGGCAAGAGCATAATCCTTACCAGTGAAATCTTTTTTCTCATACTCTTCACCAATTATACGGACATCAAAGTTGATTAGGTGCATGAGTTTCAACAAGTCTTCTTCTGACTCATACGGAATAACCTCATCCACATACTTACAGGCCTGAACTTGAATGTGTCTTTCTGCAATAGACTGAAGAGGTTTGTTCTTCTCTGGTCTGTCTATAGAAGGGTCAGTCTGTAGTCCCACAATAAGGTAATCACAGACTTCCTTTGCTTCTCTTAACATTGCGACATGACCCGCATGAAACAGGTCGAAGGTGGAACAGGTGAATCCTGTATTATAAATTTTCATATTTCTCACTTGACAAAAGTTGTTGCTCACTGTATAATAAGCTTTACGTTCCCAGAGGGGTAAATACTATATTAATGTAACTTAGATTTATCAAAAAGATTAATCACATTATTACTCGCACTATCATGTAACCCCATTCTTTGGAGGTAATCATCTATCTTATCTCCTGAGGCATCCTTATTTAATCTTTGTTCTGTGGACAATCCATATTTCTGATCATATTCAAATTCTCTCTGAGTATGCATCTCATCCATATCAGCACACGCTTCATCATATTGTATCAACAAACTTCTAGTAGGAAATCCCATACCAACGATATGAGTGGTGTTGATAATAATTAGATCGTCATTATTCTCTTGGTATACCATCCAAGGGCGAAATGCATAGTACTTAACACCCTCTTGATTTTCCATCATCACAAGTCTCATCGCCTTACGTGCGAGAATCTCGATATCATCTGCATCTTCCCATTGCAGAACTTCACAAAGTATCTCTTCACCATTGGCGAGCTTAAATTGTTTTATTTCTCCAGATTGATTCATAGTAAGTCCAATTAAACAGTTAGTTTGTATTAGTATTTAGACTAGATTATGGATTGAGTCTTACCAGTTCTTTTAGGTACTCTTCTAAACCCTTTACCCCAGAGTCATAATCCTTGAAAGAATTTCTTAGTTGGTCTATATCAATCCAGTTCTTGATTCTTACATCATACTTCGTGGGGGTGTCGAACACCTTGTTGGTATCCTCGAACCTTCCCTCTTTAATGGTGTCCATCCATATTATATAGTCAGCACCTAACTTATCTCTATAGTCGTTGAAGGGACATACGAAATCTATGATACCCCAGTCTTTAGAGTTCATTCGGTGAAACTGTCGCAGTCTTCCACCTTCACTGAAATCCCAGTCATCATAATACTCACGAAAAGTATCTGCATTGTAGTGTGGAACTAAAAAGTGATATGCCAACTCTCTTGCGAAGGTTGACTTTCCTGAGCCTGGTAATCCAAAAACTAATATCTTCATTTCATATTTATCTGATGTATTTTATAGGGAAATTGTTCTTTAGTATATATCTTGATTCTTTCTGCACTGTGACGTAGTGTAAAGTTCTTATGTGACTTAATATGCATATCGTCCGCAATATCGTATAACTTCGCCACAGACCCATCGTCAGACTGTCTCAATCCACGCCCTATCGACTGTAGTACCTTAACCTGACTCTTACTAGGGGATGCAAATACTATATTATGTAAATTCCTAATATTAATACCAGTACTGAAAGTCCCCAAACTAGCAACAATAATCGCATTCTTTTGTTTCTCCACGATACCACGTATCTGTTCACGGTCAGTTGCATCCACTTCTCCAGACACATAGAATATCTTCCGACCTTCCTCTGCTTTATCTCTCATCATATCAAAGAGAATCTTACCATGTTTCTCTACGAACTGGAATAGTACCAGAGTGTTACCTTTCTGGTCTAACGCAAGGTTGGTAATCAACTTGTTGCGTTTCTCGTGGGTAACGATATAATCCATCTCTTCTTGGTATGTCTTACCCTGCATCATATGACACACGTCATTATGATAACGCAGTAACAGGACAGATATGTCTAGTTGTGCAAGTGTTCCCTGTACCTGTAGATCACGTGTCGCAGTAACTCGTTTAGTCGGCCCGAACAACCCTTCGAGTACAAGTTTGTTTGTCTCTGTACCATCTAATGTACCAGTCGTACCAAACCTGTACGCAGCATTGGAACACTTGTTCATAATACCAGACAGAGACTTCGCCTTGAATAGATGTACCTCATCACCGAACACACAACCAAACTGTTCGAACCACTCTTTCGGGAACTTGTAGATAGACTGCCATGTAGAGATTATGATCTGTTTGTCGGTCACCTTCTCCTTACCCGAATATATCTTGTGACATAGATCGGGGTCAAATCCATAGTCCTCGAAATCCTTGTGCATCTGTTCTACCAGACTTGTTGTCGGAACAACAATGAGAATCTTCTCACCAAAGTTTTCCATATACCAACGCATTAGGTTGTAGATAATAAATGACTTACCCGAACCTGTGGGTGACAATAGGATTGCACGTTTCTCTTTGATGCCGTGGGTTACCGCATCATACTGGTAATCACGTAAAGGAAAGGGTAGGTCTAGTTCACTCTGGAACTTAATAAGGTTTTGATGTTGGACATGGTTCTTATTTTCGGGATGACCATACTCGTCATTGTCGATCAACTCAATAGGATACATTCTATCTGCACAGAACTTCTTCAGATGTGCATAGAGACCCACATTGAGTTCACGAGTAATCTGATTAAATAATTTTATCTTACCGTCCCACTTACGTGATTTGAATGCGGGCATAAATTTATGGCCAGGCACATAGAACGAGAAGTACTCACGTAACTCTGGTATCTGGTGTGCTTCCGCATCAATTGTCATCATCGCATGGTCTTTAAGACCGACACGTATAGTGTTAGGTAAACTCACAAATTATTGTCCCGCTTCAAACGAACGCCATCTAATCATATTTCCGATAGTCTGATGTCTCCAATTGAGATTGTTGACTATCTCTGTAAGTGTATCTATAATTGTTTTAAGATACTGAATCTTCATCTCAGAGTCTTGAATCTCTTTGTCGGAGTCATAGTAGTACTCCTTGAAGTTCTTGGTGGTTGCACTGAGACCCTCGTATGGGTCATACGCCCACCCACGAGACTCAATGTCATCTTGGGACATCTTGCCTTCGTAATAGAGGTACTTGTCTTTGAGTAGAACCTTCTGTTTGAACTCCGCCTGTTTGAGACGGAGTTTTGTCAATGAAAGGTACTCAAGGTACTTTGCGTGAAGGGCGGGTGTCACCCTTGAGGTTTCGTCCAATTGATGTTTCGCAATTTCGGAGTCTTCTTTCCACTCCGCAAGAATGCTTTCCAAATCAATCATAATATAATCTCCATAATGTAAAGGTATATAGTGTTAAGTTATCTCGAACTGTGAGAACCTAAATGAGGCATCAAACGTCACGTAGGTTACATCTCCCTGTGTTGAGGTGAACTCAATGTTACCAAGTGATATAGGCATACAATCCTTATACTTGATCTTTTGAGTTGTGTTGTTGTGACTAGACAGAACGTGTAGTGTGATGTCAGAGTATGTTGGTATCTTGGTCATTCTCTCGGATTGTGATACTTGACCATCATTGACAATACGAGTCAACCAATCGTACATCTCTTTATAGGATGATAGACTCTCGTCTAAAATGATCGAGAATGATACTTCGGTGAAGGTTATCTTGTCACCCGCCAAAGGTACTGACGTGATTCTTCGAATGGGTAATTCTACAGGATTGACAGATGCGCCTGGATGTGATACAGACTGGACAAAGTATTCCAAGTTGGGATACCTTGCCCTGTCGATGACTACCTTAAACCCTGTGGGTTGTAAGTAGTTTAGATTGGTTGTGATTTCCGCATCAGAAATCTGAACTTTACTGTCTACTGGCATAATGACCTCTTATAATATACTTCTATTTATAAGAGATTTAATGTACAGTTTCCTGTTCACGTATTTTTTCTGCGAGTTGTTTGACGACACCCGCCCAGTAGTTTTTCGCCCACTCGGTTTGTGAACGTGCCAATGCATCATTCGCATTGGCGATTAATCTATGATAATCATACATCTACTATTCTCCCCTTTCCGACCCAGATGATTTCTTCGAACTTCTGTTCGTAGGTCTTACCATCTACAGTGAATCCAACTTCGTGTAACTGTTTCAATACGAACTTAACTGCTTCCTTTGCGGTCTCAAAAGAATACCACTTTAGACACTCACGACCTTGATTTGCAAGTCTTACTTCATACATCATGTTACTCTCCTTTATTTAGTTTGTTACTATAATCTTTACGTCTTTTTTTGAACTCGTCCACTGCAGCCAAGAAACGTATCGCTCCAGCAAAACAAAAGAACAATCCAAAAAACACAACTAGAAACTCTGTCAGTTCTGACATTACGCAACCTCCTTCAGTTTTCTGTGGTATCTGTGGTATCCTGCACGATCACCTTTCGGCAACATGATGAACGACTCTTTAGCACCCTCGGTGCCGAAGGGCAACTCCCTCTCAGCAACAAAGTTGCCATAGAAGTTACGAGTGATGAAGAATGGTGTCTCCCACTCCTCCCACGGAGTCTGGTCACGGTCTACAACAGACCAGTCGAGAAGATACTCCTCGTATGATTCGTTCCTGTCCTCGATCAGAGGGCGAATCGCCTTCATGAGGTCTCTACCACTATCTTCCGAGTGGTCGAAGTCAAACACATAGGTGCTACCACCTTTGTTCT